AAAGGGGACTGCCCGATGTGAACGAAACTTTTTCTGTGCAAGGCGGTTACGTCGAGCCACACAGCGAATTAGGCGAAGCAGGAATGAAATTATGGGACAGAGTTTTCAGCCAAGGTCAGACGTGGGTCAGTCACACGGACGTAGAAGCACTAATGATTATTTGCAAGCAACTAGACAGGCAGGTAGTCATGGAGGCGCAACTGAAAGCGGACCCGTCAGACTTTCACGTAGCCAGACAACTGTTGGAGCTAGAGAAGGCAATCATGTCAGGTCTGGGTCAGATGGGCTTTACTGTCGATGCGAGATCTCGGTTGGGTCTTGCAGAGATAAAGGCTAAGTCTATCTTTGAGCAGTTGATGTCAGAGAGGCAATAATGTCAGCCCCGCAGTGGCGGACTCCTGTGCCAGAAGAAGCTATGGAGAGAGGCGATGGTGATTTCATCGCACGCTTTGCGGATGCCTTCGCCACAATCACTAAAGACTCAGTAGCAGGTCGCACCGGAGAGAAGATGATTCTGCGTGAGTGGCAGAAAGACTTGTTGCGTCATGTATTTGCAAGAGACGAAGACGGTGGACTTAGACACAGAGTAAACCTAGTCGGTCTGCCTCGTAAGAACGGCAAGTCTGCTCTCGGTTCTCTGATCGCTGCTTTTGCCCTCGTCGATCCTAAGACCAAGGGGGCTGAAATCTACTCGGTCGCTGCTGACAGGAATCAGGCTCGCATTGTGTTTGAAGATACAAAAAAAATGATTCAGAACACAGAACTAAAAGAGCACGTGACTATCTTCCGAGACTCGCTGTTTGTGCAAGCGACAGGAAACGTTTACCGAGTGCTATCTGCAGACGCACCACGTGCCGAAGGCCTCTCGCCGACCCTAGTGCTGTTTGACGAGGTGCACGCACAGCCGTCTAGGTCGCTATGGGACGTTATGTCTCTGGCTCAGGGTGCTCGTGGTAAGCAGGCAACACTAATCGGTATCACGCTGTAATCAGTGGGTATCTAGCCAGCAAGCTTGGTTGCCAACAGGTGCATGGGACGCTCTGGCGACAGACTGGGAGCTTGACCCTGACGAAGACTACGTTTTGGGCTTTGATGGCTCGTATGCGAACGATTCAACTGCCATAGTTGCAGTGACATTGCCAAAAAATGATGAAGATGTGCCAAAAGCTATGCTTGTTAGGACTTGGGAGAAGGATTTTGAGCGTGATGACGACACTTGGCGCATCAGTATTGACGAAGTGAAGAACGAAATCATTGAATTTACGCAAAAATACCCAAAATGTCGTGAAATTGCCTGCGATCCGTACAGATGGGCGCAAATGATGCAAGAACTTGACGAAATGGGCCTGCCAATCGTCGAATATCAGACAAATTTGCTAAAACTGATGATTCCAGCGACTCAGAAGGTGTTTGAGTCGGTCACAGAGGGCAAAGTGGTGCATGACGGCAACCCTGCACTGTCAAGGCACATGGACAACTGCGTAATCAAGATGGATCACCGTGGTCAGAGGGTGACAAAAGAGTCTTCTAACAGCAAAAAGAAGATTGACAATGCGGTGGCTTTTATCATTGCGTATGATAGGGCAACAGCGACTAAAATAGAAGAGCGAGTAGTACCGCAATTCTTTATATAAGGCGGAGAATGATAAATACAAGTTTACAAATTGCAGGAGCAGCACTACTGGCACTCGGTGCTGGGATGATTTTCGTCCCTGCCGGATTTATTGTTGCGGGCGGTTTTACGCTTGCTATCGGAATAGCTAGAGGTCTGAAGTAATGCTAGAACGCTTTTTCAACAGGAATGACGAAGACAGAGCCATAAGTTTCCAGAGTATCTGGGCAACAGGTGGCGATATTGACATTGCAAGCAAGTCTGGGACTATGGTCAACTCAGACACTGCTTTTCAGGTCAACGCTATCTATTCAGCAGTCAGTCTTATCGCTGACACAATTTCTACCCTGCCAGTAGACGTTTATATCAACCGTGACGGATTTCGCAGAGTTTTTAGGCCAAAACCAGCGTGGGTGCTAAAGCCAGACGTAGACACAACCAAAGAAGCGTTCTACAACGCATTGATCGTCAGTTTGCTACTGGACGGAAACGCATTTATCCGTGTTTACAGCAACAATCAGGGCGAAATCGTCAATATGCAGGTGCTGAACCCACATGACGTGGAAATCAAGCGTAATGGCGTTGGAAAGGTTATGTACCGTGTAGAAGGCTCAAAACGGCTTCTAAGCAACGAAGAGGTTGTTTTCATACCTGATGTCGTCCGACCTGGCAAAATCCGTGGAGTGAGCCGTGTAGACGCTCTGAAGGAGAACTTTGGGCTTGCTATCGCCCTAGAGAACTACGCTGCTACATTCTTTGGCAAAGGTAATCAGTCAAGCGGAATTATCGAGTATCCTGGCGAGCTAACAGCCGAAGAAGCCAAGATGCTGGCAGATGGCTTTGACTCACGCCACAGAGGATGGCAGAGAGCACACAAGACAGGTGTCCTAAGTGCTGGTGCACAGTACAAGCCAACATCTATCGAAAACGACAAGGCGCAAACGTAGACATCACTGCAGCAGAGGTAGCAGAGCAACAAGAGCGTGTAAACATGGCATCACAGCTGATACAGGTCGGTTTTGACCCTGCAAGCGTCCTAGAGGCATTCGGTCTGCCATCTATTGAGCACACAGGACTGCCAAGCGTACAGATACAGACGGGTCAAGCTCCTGACGTGAACACGATCAAGGACGGATACGGAGTGGAGGACTAATGCCAGTCAAAAGCGAAGTATTTACGCAGACGACCAACAAGGCGGAGATAACGATGCCATATTTTATTAGCGACGAGACAGAAGACTGCACCTTCTGGGCAGTGGTCAAAGAGGATGGTGAGATTATCGCCTGCCATGACACAAAACAAAGCGCAGTCGATCAAATGGTTGCACTGTCGCTAGCAGAGGAGATGGAACCAGGTGGTACTTATACCGGACCGCAACGGGCAGCCCCAGACGAACTTGAAGTCGGCGACTTTGTCCGCTGGCAAAGTGGAGGCGGAACAGCCCAAGGCAGAATCACAAGAATCGTCAGAGACGGCGACATTAAAGTACCCGACTCAAGCTTTACCATCACAGGAACCCCAGACGACCCTGCCGCCCTCATCCGAATCTACCGAGAAGGCGAAGACGGCTGGGAAGCTCAAGACCAGCAAGTCGGGCACAAGTTCTCCACGCTCACAAAAATAAACGACCTTCGGTCACACACAAGAGCAGCTTTGCCAGGAGACAAGTTCACCACAGAAGAAGAAGCCTTAGACAGAGCAGAAGAACTCGGTTGTGAAGGCACTCACACAATGGACGAGAACGGGCAGACAATATACATGCCTTGCTCTACGCACGACCGCTACGAGGAACTTACCGGAACAGAAGAAACTTACAGTGAAGAACGAGACGTAAACTTAGACCCGCCTGCTTACATGAGAGCAGCAGCCCGACAGGGGTTGAAATACTACGAGGAAGGCTTGGCAGGAGATGGACTTGTGGAGCGCACTGTGCGAGAAGCTAGAGCAATGGTTCAAGGGAACGTCACCGCTGATAAGTGGGTTCGTCTTCGGGCTTGGGTTGCTCGTCACATGGGTGACCTTGATAGTCCTAGTGCAGATCCTGACCATGAGGATTATCCTTCTGCTGGTGTCGTAGCTCACCTACTTTGGGGTAGTGGACCAAGCAAGAGAGCTGCACGGCGAACCCTAGAGTACGCCGAAGGAGTTGTTAGTAGACTTGAAGAAGAAAACTCTTTGAGAACAGCAAGCGGTGAGGCAATGAGTAAATTAGAAACTAGATACAGAGTCACAGATATTGAGGTGCGTGATGAAGAAGACGGCATGCGTTTCACAGGATACGCTGCAGTATTTAACAGCGCCAGTGAGCCACTCCCGTTCAGGGAAACAATCATGCCTGGTGCATTCAAGCGATCAATCGAGTCACGTAACGACATAAAGATGCTTTACAACCACGACACTGGCAATGTTTTGGCATCTACTCGTGCAAAGACTCTGCGTCTCTACGAGGACGAGCGTGGACTAAAGGTAGAGGCGATGTTGCCAAACACAACACTCGGTCGTGACACAGCAGAGCTATTGCGCAGGGGAGACCTAGACAGCATGTCATTCGGTTTCTCAGTGCCTCGGTCAGGTGACTCTTGGTCTGAGGATGGCATGAACCGCACCCTGCATTCGGTTCGTCTGCACGAGGTCAGCATTGTTGCTTTCCCTGCTTACAGCCAGACCGCAGGCACGACAGCAGTCCGTGGTTTGCAGGCTATTGCACAGAGAGCAGAAGTAGACGCAGACCTGCTGGCAGACACGATGTTGAAGATTGAAGAAGGCAAGTCTTTGACAGAAGAGGAAGCCGGAGCCATGAACAAAGTACTCGGTCAACTAAGCCCTGAAGCAGAGACTGAGGAAAAGAAAGAAGAACTAGACGGTATGCTAGAACTACAGAAGAAAAAGCTTCAGTACCTGATTGATGGGATCTAAGAAATGGCAAGCAAAGAAGAAATAAAGAAAGCAATTCTTGCGAGCGTGGGCAACCCCGAGAGTGGTCCTATCGCACAGAACGCAGATAAGATGGCGGAAGCAGTCTGCTGCATCGACGACAAACCAAAGGTCGAAGAGAAAGCAGAGCCAAAAGCTTCT